TCACCAGAACCTCATTCCATCGGCCCCGCGCCGATATTGATTACCGTATTTTGCGACTTTGACCGAATAGTCGTAATTTACGTCGCACAAATTTATCTTTTTCCGCTGGCAAACCTTCCGCATCGATGCCCAATCCGTCGCACCGGCTCGCCGTGATTCCGCCTTCAACGTCGGGGCCCCTCCATTATATATTTGATACGAGATCCAGAGCCGGTCCGTCCAGTTTTCCATCCTGTGGATCTTGGCCATGTAAAAGGCCTGCATCCGGATAGCGTGTTTCGGGTTATAGGGATCGAGGGTCTCGCCCATCAGGGACTGGATATACCGGGAGGTTTTCGGCATGAACTGAGCGATTCCCATCCCCGCATCGAACGCTGTCACGCCGGCGCGGCACCCCGATTCCTGCTTGAGCTGGCCAAGCGCGTACCAGTATGGATACTGGAGCCCGAAATATTTGGTGTGCTCGATCCGGACATCCCGGACGTGCGCCTCACACCGGTCGAGGGCGTCAGCGCTACCGGCCATGGCGACGAACAGGAAGATCAGCCACCAACAGCGAAAGCCCATATCACCACCCCGTAATAGGCAGTCAGGAACGCCACTCCTCCCCAATGATGCTCTTTGATGAGGCCCTCCATGTCGAGATACGGAAAAAGGAATTTCCGGGAGGCATGCGCATACAGCACGCCCAGGGTGACAAACATTGCCTTCGTGATAAACAGGGCCATCAATCCCTGTTTCGCCTCGACCGGAAGGAACCACACCGCCGCCATCAGAATGATGATTGCGATAAGTTCCGTCCGGATCCTCATCAGGCCGTTCCCGATCTTACCCAAAAACGCCTGGTCAGCCGCCCTTCGTAATTCCATCTTTATCCCCCTCTGCCCTGCGGCACTGAAAGTGTTTGCACCTCGTATATGGAAATTCACATTCCGGTCTGCTGTCCGGATTGCACTGCTTATCCGGATCATCCGCGAGGTCGCAATAACAGTATCGGATTAACATCGTCATGATGGACCGCCAGGATGAATCCGCATATACAACTCGCACTCCTCGTAGGCCAACTCTCTCTTGACGCAATATTCGGGTTTCAACCATGTGCGCATGGCAGCTTCTCGTGAATGTCTTTTAATTCATTGCGTACTTCCGCGTGTTCTTTCTCGCAATGAGCCCAAGTCACCCGTTCCTGTTGTTCTTTTCCTATGGCTTCAATTTTATCTTTTACACTACAGAGGGTCTTTTTAAGATCGTCATATCTTTCACTGATAGCAGCCTGTTTCATGACCTCCTTTTCGTCTTGCAACTTCCTGATTTTTTCATCTTTCCTATCTTGCTCTTCCTTGTTTGCAGCATCTTTCTTGTCTTGCTCTTCTTTGTTTATGGCCTCTTTCTTGTCTCGTTTCTTGAAAAACCGGACGATCGCCCCGTAAAGTATCATGACAGATAGAGGAACGAGCAAAATCGTGACGAAAAGATTCCAGGTCAAAACAGGTTCCTGCGCCATCAATGGCAATCCCCCGGGCATTTTGTCTGCTATTACAACTCCCAATGATAGAATCATGCCAGTTCTCGTCTACTTATATTGGCGGTACCCAAATCGTCTTTTAGAATCTCCGTGTCAAATTCCGCTATGCCTGAGATACAACCATCCGGCTATGATGAGCAGGATACAGTCGAGCATCACGCGCCCCTCTGCCTTATGTCACCCGGTAAACGACGTAATTGATCGCGTCGCCGGTCGTGAAGGTGCCGTCCGCCGTGACGGTGATCCCCGCGGGGGAAGCCGAGGCAACCGCCCTCATGATGTTAAGCAACGGGCTGCCGCCATTGACAGACAGCGTGCATACAACGACGTCCGTGGCCAGGATGCCGGGAATGGGAATAAACTCTGAAGCGGCAAGCGGGCTGTCGTTGACGACACTGATGCCAGCAGCGATGACTGAAATAGCCTCAGGGACAGGAGGATAATGGAATATCGAAGTCGGGATGTGCCCGTCTCCGTCAGTTGCAAAGTAAGCAATCGCTCGTTGATCGGTATTTGTGGGATGGTAATAACCTCCCTTTGCAGAATCGAAAGTTGGCTCTGTGGGAGACAGGATGAAATTATTTGCTACTAATTCGGTTCCTGATGTCGGAGGATCTACATAGACGTAGTATGGAGTGGATGCGTAAAGGGTATAAATGGCTTCAATAAGTTCCACATTCTCAACAGCCACGTCCCCTGGTCCTGCTGATATGTTCCACCTATGGTACCTAAAGTCTCCTGAAACGGCAGGAGTAAACGTTCGTAGAACGTCCCCGTAAGATCCTACTGACTGAGTGTCTAAGATCGTCCACTCCGTGTTGTCGTTTGAGCCCTCAAATGTCCACGCTGTAAACATAAAGTTACCATTATAGTGAGGAGTCATGGTGTATTTCGCTATGTTATAAGTTACACCTACTCCTGCGTCATGTTTCAACCACTGAGGGTACCCCCCAAAACTGTATGCCTCCCAAAAACCATACTCTCCGTCGGCATTTATAGTACCGGGGGCACTACCAGACATGGCAGATGCCGTCATTGTCCCCCCCAAAGACGTAATGTCGTCTGTATACCCGGTTGGCTCGCGACCAATACTTACCACAAACCGTTCATCGGAATTATAAAGAACCTCGCCAACTTCAACACTTCCTCCACTGACATAAATCTCATCATCGTCTTTTCGTGAAACAACCAGACCTTGGAGGAGGCCGATAGGAACTGCGCCACTTCCCACTACTCCAAGTATTGCTTGAGTTTCCGCCAGCGTCTTTTTCGCCCACGCAAGAGGCGATCCGAACGCGACTTGGAAATCGTTCTCTACCGTCGGCGTTGGGCCACCGCCACCGAAGAACGTCTTGAGAATGCTCAGGGCCACCTTCTTTGTTGCCCCGCCCTGCACCATCGGGACTACATCCGCATCCGCCGGTACCGTTGCCGCCGGGTATTTGCTTATTTTAGCCATTTCCATTCCTCCCTATTTTTCGTTGTCAGCCAATAGCCATGCCATACAGCAGATCGCCGGACGGAAGCGCCGTGGTTGAAATAATATTCCCATCTAGGTCGAGTTTAATAACTTTACTGTCCATGACCGTCGGATACAATGATCTTCCTATAAAGCAACCCGCAATAATGTAGCTTCCAGCATACTGTAAATATAACCCGCCAACCCGTGGGGGATTCCCGCCGCCGAAGATGCCAAGGGATGAAATCGTGACTGTTTTCCAGAACGTCATCGGCGCCGTATCTAGTGCACCAAGGTTGAAAATCCACAGATCAACCCTTGTGGTAATACCCCCTGTACCGCGACTGACTAAGACGTAACAACGGGTTCCTTGCACCAAGATTGCAAGGGGGCGGTCATCAGCAGCCATATCGTAAGAATCTAACATAGCCAAACCAGCCAGTTTCAGTCTTGAAATACGGTTGTTTCCGGTATCGCATATATAAACTATCGCACCGGAAACAAAAACCCCGGTCACCTCAAACATATTGCTTATATCGTAAGTAGAACTCATGCTTTCCTCATTGCTGAATCGGTCCGGGTTGCCCGCCGCCGGGGAGGCCGTAGCGACATCCGGTATGTTGATAAGATCCCATATCCGACCCGGTCAAATGGTTGAAGGCATAAACCCCTGTTCTTATCCATGCAAAATATCCCACCTGGAATGTGTACCATGTGCAGGGGACATACAACGTACCGGTGACGCTATGCGTTATAGCACCCACGCCGCCACCGCCAAGCGGGGACGATGAAAATCTAAACATCGCCGCATTATCGCCTACAAAAGCGGGAATGTGGAAAAAATGCAGAGGAATGGTGCGCTTAAGCACCTTTGTTTTTAGATTATATACGCGTACCAATAAGCAATCCTGCCACGGAGTCCCTTCCCCTTCCTTCATTTCTCTTGGCAGGTAGATGTCACCCTCAAAAATAGAATAAGGGAATCCCCACCAATCGGATATGTTCAAGAAGGCGGCGTCCTTGACAACCCCGGAAACCGTATATTTCCCCATGACAAGTTGATTATGAAATCCCGTCTGGTTGATATACAATCCCAATCCTAAGCGTGGGTGGCTCTCGAATCCGATAACCTTCGGGACTGCCCATACCTGTCCGGTAAAGGACACAATAACGCGGTCGCCTACCTCAAAGGCGTTCTCGTTTGACCCATCCATATAATCGATAGGGACATTGGACAGCAGGACTCCCTGGCGGCTCCAGGAACACCCTGTCTGTCGGTATCTGCTTGTGTAGTTTAGCATCCCGGCGGGCATGACTTCGGAGTAATTGAGGTCAAGGCTGAGGTCGCCCTTATCCGTCTGGACGGTCAACCACGCATGACCCGCGCCGGTGGACGTTTTACCGACTTCTATCTTAATGGCGCTCGCCGGATAACCCTTTGCCAAGAGCATTCTCGCCTTAGTGAGTGCAAAGTCCTCACAATCTCCGGACGCGCCGGGCTCCATATAGTTCCACTTTTCCAGCGTGCCGTACTGATCAACGTCCTTCTTGTATGTGTAGCTGCTATTGACGGCTTTATTTACTGCCGCAAGATCCGCGAGCAGTTGCGCCGAACTGGTTATCTTGGAGTCTGCCGTGTTGGACACGAGAGGGTCACTCGGGTTCGTCCGGCAGAAGTCCGCAAACCCGGAAACAATGTCCGGTGCAAGGGCCTGAGAGCATAAAGTGCCGTCCTGATTTATCTTTAATCCCTGCGCGGCGCTAAACGCCTCGTCAAGACAAACGCTGCACTGGCCGGCGACCGGACCCATTACCTTAATCTCGCCAACACGATACGTCGGCTTCCATTTCTGCCAGCAGGGAAGGGTTGCCATATTCACAAACACCCCTGCTGGTGTGCTTGACAGCACCGGTTCCAGCTTCCCGAGGCCCACCTTGCCGCCGGGCATGATGTTCATTGAGGCTTCTTCACCGTTAATCTCGATTGTTCCGACTGCCTTTCCCGCTGCCATATCTTCGGTCAGGTCTGCACACCATATTCCTGTGCGGGTAACGGGCAGGAGAGCCTTCGTGATGAGCGCCTGCTCTTTTTCGAGCGAGGCCTTTTCCAGTCTGAGGGTGGCCAGCGCCCGGCGCTTCACGATCAGGTCGGTCTGTGCGGCATAAACCGCTTTCATCGCTTCCGTCGTTGGTGTAGCGACAACTTTACTCTCGTCGGTAACAATTATGTCGAAGGAATCTCCGGAAGAAAACGCGGGGTCGCCTTCCGTGGTTGTAAAGTTTATCCCGGATGATACATAGGAGCCGAGTTTGGCAACGGGAAGGCTGCCCGTCGGAGAACTCACCGTGAACCCGGTGCTATCAGGGATTACCGGGCTTGTACCATAATCCCCGGCGATGAACGCGCCGAAGGTAATGGAATAATTGCCGGCCTGACATGAAGGCCCCGGACTTACTTTGGTGCACGTTCCCTTCCCAACATTATACCACCGTGGGACGGCTTCGAGGGAAGGAATTGGCGTATTGGATTGTTCAATAGCGTCCTCAAGCAACGCAGAGGCAGTTGACAACGCGACTTCGGCTACGGTCAAGGCGCCCGTCGCGGCGATGATCGCCGTTGTGAGGCCATTGGTTGCAAGGATCGGAGGGCTATGGAGCGGATTCCCGTTCGTGCCGTCTATGAGGTCCTTTATAACCTTCAGGCGAGCCGTGGCCTTCGTCGTCTCTTGAACGAGCAGGATGCTATACAGACCGGTCGGCCCTCCTGAAACTATCGTTGCCGCTCCCATTATGCTTCCGTCACCTCCATATAGGCCGATCTGGAATCAATGATATAGGTGATTGACCCCACGATGAAATTGTCTGTCAGCCCGCTGCCGTAATATACCGTGTCGGCGGGTCGCAGGAACAGGTCCATCGCTGCGCGGATTCTTCGTTTCCCGTCCGCCTGGAGGCCATAGAAAGTTACCCCGTCAACCGTCCAGTCCTTCGGGGCGGTCGCGGTTGTGGTCTTATGCCCCACGAGTGTCGCGGAATCATTAGCGGCCCCACGATCAATCTGGAGCGTTTCGTAATTTACCCGGATAATTTCCTCCATCTGCTGGGTTCCGTCATAAAGCAGGTATCCTTTTTTAATGATCAGATCCCCGTTCGGTCGGGCGATAATTTCATCGACCCAATCGACCGAGTTCGGCACTACACACGCCAGATAGGATGGTTCCCCGCTCCGGACGACGGATTGGAAAGAGGACATGGGGATAGTCAGATCATCAATGCCATCCGGTGCACCCGTTAAAGTTAGGCTATAGATGACCTTTGAACCAACCATCATTGGCAGGGGAACAGACCATACGGCAGCCGGATTACGGACGGTAAGGATCAGCGCTCCGCAAGGAATATCCGCACACGGGGTCCCGAAATTCGGGACACTTCCTGTTAATGAAAGTTCACCATGGGGGATAAAACTGCCCTCTGACCATAAAGGGACTTCGGGTGTAAGCAGCAAAGCGCCATACGTTACTTGCTGAGTATGCGGCCCCGCCATAAACGGGGTAATCTGGAGCGAGGGGGTTATTTCGACATTATCTATCCATCCCTGGATGGTTCCCGCACTAGACCCACGCATAACACCGAACATAAAGAACCAGTTACCAAGCGCCAAGTCCTGGCTGATATGCGTCCAATCGGCCTGAACGTAACATCCGATAACGAAGACTGCGTCGCCCATATCGCCACCTTCAGGGATAGCAAGCATTATCAACGCCGTTTCGCCATAGTCAGGTTCTTCAACGTCACATTTGTAATCCAAGTCGATGCGCGAGCAGTATGCGAAAAAACTTCCAAGCGATTGACCGCCCTGCTCGAGTACCGGATTGGTTATGCTCCTCGGGCGGGACTCAAATACTGATGAGTCCCACTGCAGGGGGATGACGTTCTCAATGTCGGGAGGGAGCGACCATTCCCGCAAAGATCGCGCAAGTGGTTTTACCGTAACAGTCATCGCATATCCTAAGCCAACGTAAAGATTCCGTTCGCACTCCATTGGACGACATAATTGATACCGCTTATCGTTACATCGGCCGGAGTTGTGTCAAAAAGGATGCAGGCGATCAGGGGATCGACAACGCCATTTAGCGTTCCCTCAGCGTACAGGATTCCGTATCGGAAGGTGGCCGTCAACGATGTCCATGTAACATCCTCGGCGTCAAACTTCGCCTGCGATGGAGCGTCCGTATGCGTCACGGCGGCCGAAACCAGCGTTTCTCCTCCCGCCGTGTATCCATTATCTGGACTTGCGACGGCAAGCACTTCCGGGTCCGGGCTCGCCTTCACGTCAGCCAGAACTTCGTGCGCGACGTCGAAGGTATAAACGCTCGTAACCAGCATGAGCTTGATCGTGTTCGCGTCTAAGTCGAGCGTTCCATCCAGCATGAATTGCTTGGCCTTGCTATAAAAGGTTAATTCGCTTGCCATGATAGCCTCCCTTATTGAGATAATTTCGCGGTCAATAAAATCTTCATTTCCAACGCCCCATCCCTATTTACCTGATACGTTTCCGGGACTCCGGTATAAACCCCATCCTCCATCGTTACGGTTACAAGGCCATACATGGTGACAATATAACGGGCGAAGTCGATGCACGAAACGTCTGCATCCGGCTCCGTGGCCACTATATCGCGGTCACTGTCCGAATACCCGGTGTCGTAGATCGCCACGCCTCCATCGAGAGTCGCCGTGCGGGTGACGCGCCGCGATCCCTTCATGTTGCCGAGTCCGGCCGTTCTTTCCGACCGTCGGAATACCCGCGCCCCGGCGATGTCATATGTCTGTGTCGATATTCCGATCATGATTATACTCCCACGAGGAATTTCGCGCCCTCGGCGTTTGCCCGGATCTGGATTGCCTTCAATATCTCGTACATGAACGCCTCGAGATGTGGCTGTAGCCCGGCGCCTTCGATCTTAATAATAGAGTCGCCCTTTTTGAGCGCCGCTGTTTGCGCGTTCATTTGCGCTATCTGTGCACCCGTTAATTCTTCCTGCATCGCAAGAGCGGCGTCCCTACGTCTGTTTTCATCGAGGATCTGCTGTTCGGCGAAGGATGTTCCACCTTTGCCAGCGCCAACCAAGGTCGTGTAACTGTCCATCATGGAACTCAGCGTGGTCCCCGTGCTGGTGATGGTATTGTCGATGGACTTGAACGCCGCCTCTACTTTCTTGGCGTTGGCCTCCACTTCGGCGATATCGAGTTTCGCTTTCCATTCGATAGCCTTCTGGATGATGTCAGCTTGTCCCTTGATCTTCGCCTCATCAAGTTTCGCCTGGATCTCAAACTGTTTTTCTTTAGGGATAGCCTCCTCGATCTTCGCCTTGGCGTTGTCCAGGGCGATCTTGTCCAGGGTGGCCTGCGCCTGGACTATCCTGGTTGACCCGTCAGGGAACTTCTCAATAATCATTCCATAGGCGCTGTCCAGGGATGAGCCGTCGGCGCGAGTGACGATGGTCAGGTCGCGGACAGAAGGAAACACGGTCGCAAGTTTCACTTTGGCTGCTGCGGCTTCTTCCTCTTGGAGTTTCGTGTAAAGCAGAATCGCGTTCTTGTCTTTTTGAAAGAATGCTTGCGCCAACCTCCATTGGGTTTCCTCTGTGGCGAGAGGGTCAAGTTTGGGAGCTACTTTGAATTCCGTATCTACCTTTGTTGGCACTCCCCTGACGGTCTTCGTGTAACTCCCGGCGGCTGAGTCGGCCCCGGTCCATGCATCTTGCAGCTTCATGGACGATGAGGCGAGGTCGTTTTGGGATGTGTCGAGCATCTTGGCCAGGATAGACACCCTTTCGGACGTTCTCCTGATGTCTTCGCTGGCATCGTATCCGGGGATGTAGTCCAGGAACTTGGCCATGTCCAAAGCGGCGTTGGCGAAAGCTACGGCCATAGACAGGACTGCTACCTTTATGGCGTTGATGCCGTTTTCCCACGCGAGGAAAGCCATCTTCGCAGCGTTCCCTCCCGACTCCGTGTCGGCTGCCACGGCCTGCATTACCAGCGTTACCACCGGGCCGAAAAGTTTATACTGAAGGGCGAGGCCCATGAGGTTCCCGGACAGTTCCTTCGTCTTTTCGTCAAGGGCGTTGAATCCGGAGACAACCTCTGTGGCCGTCTTGATAAGCGGGGCAAATACTACGCCGATGCCTTTTGTGACCGTGATCAGGGTTTCAGTGGTATCAATAACAAGTTGGATCGCGTCGGCCATTGCCTTGGGCTTGTCGTCGCCTAACTCAAACAACCCGCCGATAGCGGAGCCGAATGACTTGAACGCCTCTACCAGTCCTGTGAAATCAACCTGCTTGAGGGCATCGGGGAACGCCTTTGCTACTTCATTCAGCCAATCGGAGATGGACTTTCCTACCGTGTCAAGATACTTGAACAGCGGATCAAACGCCCCGGAATCTACGCCGATCTTGATACCCTTGAAAAGCTCACCAAAGTTGCTTGCTATCTTTAGATACTCCGGCATGATCTCTTTGCCGATGGTGATGAGGGTGACTTTGAATGAATTTTCCAGTTGAGCGTTGACCTGGGAGAAGCCGCCTGCCATCTTCCCATAAGCCACTTCCGTCGCCCCAGAAGCATCCTTCATGGCGAGAAGTGAATTCTTGAAGTTTCCCTGCTTGTCGGATGAGAGGACCAGGACAGCGTTCAGGGCTTCAACAGAGCCGAACAGTTCCGCCATCTTCTCCGTGCTGCCGCCCGTTGCCTTCCAGGCTTCCCGGAGCACCCCCTCAAAGCCTTTTGTCTGGAGCGCGGTGGCATTAAATTGCAAACCAAGGGAGGCCGCCATTTTCTCGGCTTCACCCGTCGGTTTAATAACATTCTGTAACGCCGCCTTGATCGAAGTGATTGCCTGAGCCGTCGGCATACCGGAGGTGGTAAGGGCCGCGATTGCGGCGGAAAGTGTTTCAAAGGGAACGCCAGAACTTGCCGCCAATCCCGTCACCTGGGATAATGAGGCCGACAACTCCGTCATGGTGGTCAAGCCCATCTTGACCGTCGTGAACATGATGTCGGAATACTTCGCCGCCTGATCCGTTCCTTGGCCATAGGCGTTCAAGGTTCCGATCAATAGCTTTGTCGTATCGCCAAGATCAGACCGACCACCGACAGCGAGTTTCTCCGCCGCCGCCACAAAGTCAATCGACTTTGTATAGTCAACCCCTGCCGAAACGGAGGTATACAGGGCCTTGTTGATTTCCTCCAGGGACTTGCCGGATTTGGTTGCATAAGACAGAACGTCATCTTCAAACTTCTTGATCGGCGTTCCGGTATCCTTGATAAGGGTGCTGATTTCCTTGAAAGAACTTCCGAACTCACCTGCCGCCCTTACCGCCAGGGCCATACCGCCGACAGCCATGGCCGCAGCCGCCGCGCTTACGCCGAGAATCTTCTCGGCAATACCGGCCAGGGGTGTGGCGACCCCGTCAATGGACTTCTCGAAGGATTTAAAATCCCTCATTATCTCATTTACGGCGCCGCTTAGTTCGTTCTTGCCGCCGAAGATGATCTCGACTGTTTTGCGGACATCAGCACACATTGGCAATCCTCACAACATTAGCAATAAGCATGATTTTATTTCTCATAACCTCGGCATAGAACGGCTCCCATTTCCCCCTGTTAGAATTTGTAGCCGCATGACACGAAGTACATAAGGTGATCAGATTGTCTAATTGGCTGTTTTTTTTATCATAATCAATATGATGGACATTAAGACGCTTGCATTTTTCCAAACAGCCGGGATTCTGGCATTTACCACTATCCCTCTCAAAAACGATTTTCCTTGTTGACCTGTTCCAGTCGCGACCATAAGTCTCAAACGAAGAACCGCCGTTCCATGCGTGATGGGATTCTCCACGTTGTTTCGTCTTTAATCTCCTTGCCCGTTCATCTTGCGATTGTATCCGGCCACGGAATCTATCGCTGACCATGAGACGGTATTCGGTCGTTACTGCAAGTTTACGGCTTTCGGACATTTTTTCCCTAATCTCCTCGCTCCATTGCCGCCCCTTGTTTTTGTGCCCTACTATAAACGCCCTTCCTGGAGCCGCCATTTCTCCGCAGCCACAAGCGCATACAGTTTGCGGCTTAAGCGGCTGAGTTTTACGGTAATATTCAATGCTCCGCACATTGCACTTCTTTTTATTATCTGCGTAATATCGCGCGGCTTTATTTTTTATCGTCTCTCTGTTTCGCTGATATTCGCGCCGATGCTGGTCTGATGCACATGCTCTGCACAAATCATCGTGGCCATCTTTTGAGCGGCTTCTTTTGTTATACTCTGCCAGCGGCTTACTTTTCTTGCAGGTAGAGCATTTCTTTTCAGGGTCAGCCATTTACTTTGCCTTTAGCGAGCCGTAGTATCGCTCCCACAACTCAATTTCGCCGTTCGTCAAAAAGCCTTGCGGAAACAGGTCCGGCCTCACTTCAAAGAGGAATCGCCCTCGGGCGTAGCAGAGGGCAAGGCTGGCCCTGACGCCACCGTCCCGCCAGAGGGCTTCGACCCCCCCGGCAACTGCCCCTGCCCGGTCAGGATCGTGATTTTGTTTGTGAGGTGAAAGAAGGTTACGGCGGCCACCTCGCACATCTTCACGGCGAGATCGACCGTGCATTTCGGTTCGACGCTCGCAATAACCAACTGCTCGATCCGGATGGCGATATCGGCGGGAGATTCGGCGGTCCCTGTTCCCAGGGCCGCCTTTATTCCGTCAACCACGTCCTTTGACACGGAGGACATGAGGCCCTCCAGGATGCCGGACATCTTCTGTTGACGCTCCGGCGCTTCCTTCACCCGCCCGAGTTCCTGCCCCGTTAAGCCCCGGACTTTCCAGATTGCCTCCTCCCCTTCGGGAAAGAACATCTGTAAGTCCGGAACCGGGACTTCTTCTATCCGGTGTACAAACTTCGATTTCAGAAACTTCTTGGAATCGAACGACATAACCTAACCTTTCCTTGTTTTACGCAACACCGTTGCGCATTTTAGCCGATGACTTCCACTGCCGCCGCTTCAGAGGAGATCGTGCAGGTGGCCACAATCTGATCGGACGCCGGGAACTGACGCGACACGCCGAAGATACCCTGGGTCAGAATATACGGGGTGCTGTTCAGCCGGTTCTGGAGGAACTTGAAGAACAGGTTCGCTCCCTTCAGGGACAACAGGCCGTCAGAGATTCCATCCTGGAGGTAGGCCGTGAAAGAACCCTGATTCAGGGATGCCGAGGACGAGCCGAGGGTTGTGCCGTAGATCTGCTTCGAGCTGACCGAGTAAGTGGTTTCCGGGGGCACGAAATCGGAGCTTTTGGTGATGTCCGTGAAGGCGGGCTCGTAATACTGCGCATAAACCGCCTTGGCCACGCCGACAACGGGAGAGGTTGCCGAATGGATCAGGGGCAGAGCCGAGGAGAACTCGATCCCGGCGTTTCCGATGATCCCGGCTTCGACGTTGAACCTGTTTTCTTCCCAGGTCGGATAGTCGTATCGTTCACAGTGGGTGCCGACAACCTGCTTGATCTCGTCCGCCGTGATGACGCCTGCCGATGCAGAGGTCAGCCACACCTGAGCGATCTCGATGCTGTCCAGGGGAATGTAGGCGGGTCCGCCTGCCGCGCCGCGAGTGGTCGAATGGGATGTCCCGTCCGTACCCTTGACGACGGCAATGGCCCCGGCGCCGGTGATCGTGATGGATGATTTGTTATGGCTGTTCAGCGGCGAACCGCCAGTAGGACGCACGATGGCCGTATCCGCGCCCGCGCCTACGGGAGTGAGAATCCCCGCCAGATAAGCGGTCAGGGCCGCGACATCAACCACGTTCTGGCTTCCGCTTACAGCAACTCCCACGGCGCCGCCCGTTGCCAGGCCGTTGGGCTTCACATCTGGTTCGTATCCGGACCGGTTCGACCATAAAGCATCCAAGCCCCGGAAATCCTTGTGATCGCCCTGATCGGTCAGGGCCACAAAAGCCACAAGGTCCTGTCCAGATTCGTACTGAATTTTTGCATTTTCCGCTGTTGACATGATTATTCCTCCTTATTGCTGTGATTTACAAATTGTTATGTACCGGCGCGGGTGCTCCGGACTTCTTACCGATTCTACATAAGGCCAATGTTCTCGCAGCTTATTGGCCCACCATGCCGCGTCGCCTTTGATCAGGGTTCGGTCTTCTCCGAGCCTGACATCGGGCGTGTCATAAACTTCCACAAACAGATTCCGGCATGTCCGTCTTATTTCCGACAGGATGACGGACAATTTCGCAGGGTCCACAACCATAAGGACGCCGATGCAAATACCCCAATCGGCTACGGGAAAATCTTCCGGCAAGGCTTCGAGGGGGGCGATGGTGTAGGTCAGATTCGGGCCGATCAAGGCGCGGGCTTCCGGCTCCAGCGCCACGTCCGCAAAGTCCACCATGTTGATCTTGAAGCCCTTGTTCAGCGCCATCATGTCAACCTCTGCTCTGCCCGTTCCCGATCCATAATCGTTGATCGTGCTGCCGGATGGGATGTAATTGAGCATCGTGGGAATCATGCGCTTTGAGCACGACCCCTCCCGGTAAAAGCCTTTCTCCCATATTTCGTTGTATGTTGCGGGTGTTGTCATGCCGCCTCCCGTGCGTAGATTTCAAACTTGCTCAGGTCCGGATAAGGGACTTCCAGGTCCTCGTTGTGTTTCGGCGTGCCGTCCATGTTGTAGAATTGCGACATCATCAACAGGCCCCGCGCCGCGATTTCGGGCATCATGTAGAAATTCCAGCCGATCTGATCAAAATGATCGTCGTGATAGCTGCACTCGCGCCGGCCGGAGAACCTGGCACGCTTGAACCAGAGATAAGCCGTGTGGTCGTCCGTCAGGATCGCGCCGCCCTTGCTAAGTTTCAGGTGCTTGTAGGGTCCGGTAAAACTCAGGCACATGAACATCCCCGGCAAATACATTCCCGTTGTGAATCTCAGGGCGCTGTCCCAGGTGCGGGACCCTTTCAGTGGATAGGCACCTTTCAGGGTGCTGCCCGGCCAGGGGACGAACTTTACTTTTCCGCCGGCATGGATGATCTCGCAGGGAACCGAGGGATATGTCCGGGAAGGGATCAGAATTTCCTTTCCTTCGATCCCTTCATATTTGAGGGCCAGGAACAGGGCGTTGCTCTGATTGTCCACGGCTACGGCGTACTTGGCGCCGGTGTAATCGGCCAGGGCCTGCTCAAACTCGGCGGTGATGCGATGCACTCCTATCGACATTTGACCTCCACGAACCCCTTCCGAATCTCGATATTCCGGTGGCTCCCTCTTTTCAGAAACCAGTCATAAATGCGCTTGTGCATTTCCGCCGTGCGCCTGGCCATTTCATTCGGAGGCAGGCTGCACCATGAATTCGTTCCGTGTTTCCGACGATATACGGAGGGGGCCACTCCTTCGATAAACTTGCATTTGCCGACGGTGCCCATATAAACGATCGTGGGGTAATCACCCACCATGGCTTCGATGTCCGCCGCTGTCTCCGCGCTGTAACGGTTGCGGAACATCCTGGTCATAACGCCGATCCCATAACCGGCGCCCGTGTAGCCGATCAGCTCCAGGGCAGTAAAATCTTTCGGTGCATCGCCCTTTGACGGTTCCTTGAAAACGCCGTCCTGGAAAATCTGATAATCGTGGTGGCACATGGCGTAATCCGGGTTTGCTTCCAGAAAATCGGCCTGCCTTTGCAGTTTGCGGGGATCTGTCCAGTAGTCGTCGCCGTCGCATTCCGCGATATATTTTCCCTTGGCGGCCCGGTACAGGTTCATGATGGGATAGATCCCGGTCTTGGAATAGAGGTTCACCGGCTGAATGATCAGTTTGACGATGCCGGGATGACGCTGCTCGTATTCGCGGAGGATCGCCTGCGTGCCGTCTGTCGAGGCGTCGTCATGCACCAGGACTTCAAAGTCAAAGGACGTTTTCTGCATCAGGAAGCCGTCCAGCGTTTGCCGGATGAACTTCTCCTGATTGTAGGTCAGGCAGCATATAGAAACCAGCGGCCTTTCGTTGTCTTTCCTCAATCCTTCCTCACACTTCAACACGAGATCCCTCTTTCTTTCCCTGATCGGTTTCGCGGGGATTCCCGTGCAGATCGTCCAGGGCGGCATGTCCTTCAACACGAGGGACATAGACCCTATCGCGCAGCCTTCACCGAGGGTTACGCCGGGCATTATTCTTGACCCCTGCCCGATCATGGCGTGTTTCTCCATCATGATAAACGACCGCTTCGGGAACCGGTATTTCGGGGGAATCGTCGGGCTGGGGATGCCGCCCCAAACTCCCGTGAAATCGTCCGTCCCGGTGAGGAAACAAGTGCCTTGCGCGACCTGGCAGAAATCACTGATGGTGAGTTCGCCCGCGCCGGTATGGGAAACATAGGAGGCGAGGTGGACATAATCGCCGATCTCCGTTTTCTGTCCGCCGACGATAAAGCAGAAATCATCGATGATGACATGATTCCCGATGGAGATCCGCTCCGGCTGGATAATCTTCGCCTGTGGGTAAATGGTCACATCAAGCCCGCGCCGGTTGAATGGAAGCCGTTCGCTCATATCCAGTGCTCCTTCACGAAATCGTCCGGAACCTCATGCTGTTTCGGGCGGCCATGAAACGCGACCACGCGGCAATCATGCGGCATACCCTTCTTGAGGATCTGCAATTTATACGAGGCAACCCACTCCTCGGGAAAAAGGTCGTATTTCATCCCGTGGGCAGGATCGTCGATGATGCTCTGGCAACCTATCGGCAGGAGGCGTCCCGTCGGAGGATTCCACGGGTCCCATTGAGGCTTGCCCAATGCCACGTATTCATCCCACACCTTTCGCCCCGCGCCGTTGCGCAATAACGAGGTGCTTACGCAAGTGAGGCGCTCCATCCCGGGAGGGCAGGCGTGTCTCGGGTAGCCGGTCATGTATGCCTGCTCCGAGGGGAAATTGATCAGATCGTCAAGGCCGCCCACGATGACCTGGTCAAGATCGAGGTAAAGAACGGTTTCCGTGTTTATGCCGGGGGGGTCATTCTTCCAGAACATGAACCCTGACCACCAGTAAGGAAGGCCGGTCTGGACTATCCGTATCGCCGGATCGATCTCGTGCCTCCGGCCTTCAGCGGACGGACCGATATACAGGACGAAATCAAACGGAATGGTCGTGTTACGCAGGCAGGCGCGATAAAGCCGGTTGACATATTCCGCGCTGTAAAAATCCCTTCCATCCCAGCACGCGCCGATTGTGATCGTCCTATTCATTCAACCACTCCCACGTCGGATTTCCGAGCAGTTCCTTTGTCCAGCCGGACAGGGATTTAACCTTGCCGGTCAGCTCATCTTTCTTGTCTTCCCATCCCAGGCGAAAGGCTTCATAAGGATTGCCTTCAGGAGCGTTGCCGGTCAGGGGGATGCCGCACAAAACGATCTTCTTGTAACCAAGCCGGATGGCGGCAAGGGTTCCCGTCATGGATGACGACCCCGATCTTTCAATGATCGGAGCGTAAGGCTCAACGATGTCCACACCCGGCGCTTGCTTGTAGGAGATAATCATCGTGTCTGCCTGTTTTCCTGAGAGAATGTGGCTTATTTCCGGTATGTCCTCGATATGATTCGTAGCGACATAACGCGGCGCGCCGGTGATCATCCGCACGGCGTCCAGGCCGATGGCCATGATGTCGCAGAATCTCCCGGTGCTCTCAATGAGGCTGTAAAGATCAAGGAGGGCATTGGGCGCGGAGCCGACAACGGCGATCAAGTCATCTTTCATTTCATTCTCCGTGCAAAGCTCGCGTTCCATTGTGGCCTCTTAACCCTGATCGGTTCTATTAAATGTTCTACTTTTGTCCTCGCCGGGGCTCGTTGCGTCGCTGTAACGACCGGCGCTATGGATAAGATCGCCCATCCGGGGAGGGACCATTCCGGGATTGCCGCCTTCGGCAATGTCGAAAACGGTGCTGACGGATGCTTTCTCATTCATCGTCCCCATCCAAGATCACCTGAGTACGGTTTCCATTCTCATCAACGGTCATGCTGATCCGGTCCTTGACATCGCCGGTGCTTCGGAAGACGGGATTTGCCGTCCCTCCGCCCGTTGCCTTGCCGCCGATAAAAGACAGCAAATATCGGAGAATGTCTTGCGCCGTATGATCTCCTTCGATCTCAGAGGCCCATGGGTCTGCACCGGCGCCAAGTTCCCGGAGATATTTGCCCGCCATTCCGGAGTCATCGTAAGCCGAGAGAAGTTCGCTCCATACGGCCTCTGCCACGGCCTTCGCGGTCAACACGCTTCTGTCTTCCGTGGAACCTGCCAACCAGCCGACGGCGTAACTCGCAAGGGTGCCGTCAAGCGTAATGGGTGCGTTCCCGATAAGCCATCCGACAGCTGTGGCATTTACAACCGCACCGAGTTCAATCGACGCCGCGCCCCTCGCGGGTACATGACCGAGAATTGATCCGTTCGATGACACGGTAATAATCGCGCTTCCTGCACCGCCAAGCGTCATCGCTCCGATTGCCGAACCATCAATGATAATTGCCGCGCTGCCGTCTATCAGAGAGCCGACAATCAGCGTTCCTGTGGCCGAACCGGCAAGGCCTATGGCGCATGACTTGGTAAAGACCAGAGAACCCTTTGCCGCGCTTCCTTCCCCTGATAAACTGACAACGGCAAGAGCGTGGCTTGATATTCTTCCGGGTTTCTGCGCGAGGACATAGGCCACGGGATGCGTATTCCCCGCCGGTTGCGAGGCCCTGTCGGTTAATCCCGACACAACCGCATCCCCGCAATGGAAGTTCCGTAGCATCCCGGCCTTGCACCAGTTGTTCTTGTTGGTATAGAGCGCCCAATCCGTAGTTACCGCATTCGTGAAGGAATAAAGTTTTCCCGGATTCGACCCTGCATATGCGCGGTTACTCAAAAGCATCAATTACTCCCAAGCGTAATCCATCGTGATGTAAAGTGGGCTTGTGGTTGTCGTTGCTCCTGTCTGAAAAAGCATGAACATCAGATGCGCCCCATCTACGATTCGCGGCAAAGAAGGTAGCTGATTGACAAAGTCCCTCTCGGTCATGATTCCGTTTGCAGGAAGGGGAAGCGTGAATATCGGTTTGACAAGGTGAAGTATCATCGCGCCTGCGCCTGTATAAGTCGTCCCACCGGTCCACGTAAAAGCCTCAATATCCGATATTCCCGTATCGCCTGCGAGTAAGGGGATGAACGGAGCGAATCTGTTGGCAGCATTGCCGGAATGAGGAACCTGACCGGCAACCGGCGTGGCGCACATATTGATTGTTTTCGTGACCTCATGTGAATCCCCAGCCACGTTCTTGTACTTGAATGATGTCATGTTGGGGCCGCCTGTGAGGGGGGCCGTGTATGTCGAGAAAAAAGCCCTCAGCCCAACGCCTGCCGGGTAACGGCAAGTTGAATCAAGCGCCGTCATGGTGATCGTGCGCTCTGTCGTTGACTCAATATCCGCCTCGGCCAACGGCACATAGCCGATCTGATCGCAGCACATGAGAATCCATGGTGCGCCTGCGGCTGCAAATAAATTGGCGGAGGCATTGATGATATGCTTCGTCTTAATGGGCGAACCGCCCACAGACTCCCCTGTATACGGTGCTCCGTCAGAGGTGTTGTCCGTCGGCACAAAGGTCTTTGATGCCCCTGCGTAGGCGCTCATGATCGGCATTCCGTCCCAGCGGCCCACATTGCTCCAATACCCGGCAACCTGCGCGGGGGTTGTTGTCTTCCCGTAATCTATTCTACCTATCTGCCCCGCCGAGATTTTGGCGAGCAGGTCGTCCATTGATGTAAAACCCATGGCTTACCTCCAGATCGTTTCTATCGTCCCAACCAACTGTGAACTGGCTATCGAACCCGCCATCGTCTGACCGATGAAGCCGAGCACCGCACCGTCCACTATTTCGGTTAAATTCATTCCGCTTGTAATCATTTCTGTTTCAGAGGGTGAGCCTACGGAATACAGGGTACTCGTAGTCGTTGTCCGGCATTCCTCCATCTGGATATGATTCCGCAAAGGTTTGACAAGAACAATCGCGGCGATTCCACCGTTTGCCAACGCATATTTGATGCGCTGTACACTCTGCACCCCTTTGTCTCCCGCTTGTAGCGTGATAAAGGGGTTGACTCCCGCAGCGGCAACCCTTGACTGAACCAGCGATCCTGCCGGTTGCGCGGCTGCACAATAATGCAGCGGGGTAACCCTGCCCGGGGTTCCGTCCGAATTGGTGTAAGTTATGGTAAACGTGCCGCCGCCGATAGTCTGCCCCTGCGCAACAAGCATCATCTTAACGCCGATGCTGTTTCCGTACCGGTTTGGTAAAGTTACCGGCGATGCAACGCCCACGTTCATGTCCTGATCCTCACCCCCTGCATCCATATCGGTAAAGGGATAAGAGAGAAGGAAATCGCAAAGAAGCAACTGGACGTTTTGACAGGTGGTTACGGTTGCGCCTGCGCCCATCATCGTAGTAAGGCGATGGATATACTTCTTTAAGGGAAAGACGTTCTCCCCGACATAAATGCCTTTGTCGTCGCCAATAAGCGCACTTGCGAGCGGGGCCGTGGCGTAGAAGTTTGAAACGGGCCTTCCGGAAGCATAGGTATAGTCTGCCCATTGACCGGCAATAGTCGCACCACCTGCCATCTTGCGAAACTGGAAGATGTCGCACTTGCCTTCGGAGGTGGAATCAACCCATTCCCTTATGCTCTTGAATCCTTCCATTCTTAATCCGCCGTCACTTCAAGGTCTCCTATCGCGAAGATAGGTTGAATTTTTTGGCTGATTGCCAAAGGAGTTGAAAGCTCCCCGATTATGCACATATTGACAGCGGTTGCCTTCACAGGACCCGTATCCACGACTGCGAACCAATAAGCCGTTTGGGTTGCCCCGTCATCAGACCGCGCTCCGAATGTTAAAGTTCCGAGATTGGTGAACGAAGATCCGTTGTCGTCCCATCCGCTTGCTTTTGTTATCGGGACGCGAGCATATCCCGTATAGGTGCATTCGGTCGCTATCGGCGTGGCTTCGCTTGGCGCGCCCGCACCCGTGAGCAGGGCGATATACTGCGTCGCATCAGTCCGGTATGCAGGATCGGTTCCTTTCAAAAACATAAGCAACGCGTCGTTTTCAGTCTTATTATCCATTGACATGGTAAATTCCTCCTGTTGATAGTTTAGCCATTTAGCCATTCCTCCGTCGGTGCGCCGAGCAGGTCTCGGGTCCATCCTGACATCGAGCGGACGCGATCCGCCAAGAAGTCCTTTTTCTGCTCCCAGCCGACGCGGAAACTCTCATAAGCGGTGTTCTTGTCATTCTTTCCGGTCAGGGGGCATCCGCAAAGGATTATCCGGGTGTATCCCAGCTTGATCGCCGCCAGGGTCCCGAGCAGCGCCGAAGATCCGGAGCGTTCGCCAGGAAGAAGGGGCTCGATGATGTTCACACCCGCCTGCCCGACATGGGATATGACCTGATAATCGGTGTTGCCGCCGATGGATTCGCGGCGGGCCTTGATCTCGGGGATCTCCACCGGGTGGTAAGTCGCCATGTATTTGATATGCTGCGGATACTTGTCAACGGCGTCCAGGCCGATGGCCATGTAGTCGAATTCCCTGAGCATCGAAGATGCGGCGGCGTTCATGTCGTCGATGACACAGGGCGCAGCGCCGGATATGATCAGGACGTTCGTTTTCATTGGCTATATGGGTCTCCAATCGCTGTCCAATAGCTGACGAGGAAGGTGGCCGATGCGCCGACCGCGACTGATCCATCGTCCGGGTAGGTGTCTGTCCCGCCGCCCTGGTAGATGATGGACTCCGCGTAAGGCTGGAGGTATGTGACCGGAGAGGCAGGACTCGCGACGATCCGCCGGCGATCCCAGGCGGGCGAGGTGAAGCACTTGATCAGGTCGCCCAGGATACGTTCGGAGACGATGGAGGGACTCTCGGCGGCGAAAAGGGAGATCCCCTCGATCCGGACCGGCATTCTGTGTCTGACCATGCCGTTGGAGTTTTCCGCTGTTTCCGGCTGTGGCCAGACGACCGTGCAGGGAAGTTCGTCGGGATCAACCTTCAGGCGGGCCCGCAATACCGTCTCGCCGATATCCGTCGCATAGGCCTGCGGGGATCCAGTCGTCCGGATGACGGCTGCCCTGGCCAGCAATTCAAGGATGATCAGCTCGCGGATCGTGTTCATGTCCCGTTCCTACAGTTTCGAGAGCTCGTAATTGAGCTCCCGTTCGAGATTCTTGTGGAGGTTGTCGCCTGCGTCCGCCAGGATCTGATCCATGGGCATCTTGTCGCCGACCGCTTCGGGCAGGGACGTGGTAAATAGTTCGTGGGCAGGTAACCGATACTTTTCCGGCATCTTTTTCCACTGCTTCTTCAGGGTGATGCTGCCGGGCTTTTTGGGACCATGCCATTCACGCAAAAAAACGCCCTCATGTCCGGTTTTCATCTTGGCGATAAAGGCACCCGGGATGAGTTTTGAGGGACCCTTTTTCTTGATTCTTACCTGGACGCCGCTGAGGAGCTGGACCGGCTTGAAATCGAAAACAGGCAACGACGCCCCAACAATCGTGACAGCACCCGAGGCCTTGGCAACATCGTACTTTAAAACGCCGATGTTCTGGTCCAGGTCCCGCTTGTAAACATTCAGCGTTTCGCGGGCTACCCGGGAGACCGTCGTCTTGACGGTTCCCATGGTCCTGTCGACCGCCCGCTTGGTGATCCTGGAGGCGATCTTCGGGGTTTCTGCAAAAAGCGCGGCGATCTTGGCTTTGTCGTCCGGGTTCATTTTAACTTCCATTATGTCACCACCATCTTGACCGTCAGGCCGTCGTTGGCGAGGATCGCCTGGACGGTGTAGACCACTCCATCGTAGGTAAACGTCTCGCCCCGGTCCGGTTCACGGCCAATCCCAATCCCGGTCTCAGTGGACAGCGAGGCCTCGATTGTGGTCCCCTGCTGCCATACTTGGGAGTTCATCCCGGCCGGTTGCAGATCGACATTGAAGTCGATGAAAATCTTGCAATCGATCGGAGCGCCGGTCGCCGGGGTGAAAACGGCATCCTCGCCGGCGGCGGTGAACATTCCCGGCATGGCGGCGGCGAATACGGCCCTAAGACCCATAGATGACACCCCCTTTTTCGTCTTTTAAGGGGTTTCCGATTTCATCAAGGACCGGCTCGGAGGCCGCATCCTCCATGCTTGGAGGGGTCAGACTCAACGATTCCAGAACCGGCGTTGCCAGAACAGGATTCTCGTAAGCCATTAGCCCTCCCCGCTCGTCACGATGACGTTATATGTCTTGGCTGCGTCAAAATCCGTGGGGGTAAACTGGAATTCAGCCACAAAAGCCGGGCCAAATACTTTCACAAGATCATCCGACGCCAAGTCAAAAGCTCCGTCCAGAGTCACGAAGTCTTCCGCGCCCGGTGACCGCATGGCTACCGCAAGGTGTCCATCGGCGGGTGTTGCGCTTACTTCGACCTGTATCTGATGCCGGGCAAAACAGTCTGCACCCGCAAGCAGGACGGTAAATACACCGTCCGCCTGCGACTTGCCGGATACCACTTCATTGAATAATATCATGGTGTATCCTCCCTTACCGCTTAAGGTTATGAAGCGTCGGATGCAACCTTCACAAGCAGCGCGGGACGATAGCAGATGGGCAGCGGATTGCTCTGGATATGGAGATCAACACGCCGACCGAACTTGCCGGTTTCCTGTTTCGCGTAAAGAGGGATGCCGATGGTGTTCACGGTTTCGATGAAGTCACCGGGCGCATAAATCGTGTTGAAGGACTGCGAAGTTCCTTCGGGATAGCAATGTCCCTCACCCATAACCGGAGACGCGGTCGAATCGATGAACGCCCGGGTGTTGCCGTCCTTATCGGTTGCCGTTCCCCGGTATTCCTCGAAGGTAATGCCTGCGAAGGTGAAGCCCTTGCGGGGGTCGCCGCCGACCAGCGCGAGCGCGGCCACATGGTTGAGGTAATACTTGGTGACTTCGGCGTGATTGATTAACGCATCGAAGAAGTTTTCGTGGCAAAGGCAACGAACCCCGGTATAGACCTCGCCCTTGAGGTTGTCTTCGATATGGCGGATAACCTCGCGGCACTTGGCTGCTACACTCGTGGTGGTCGTCCCGAGGGTGAAATAGACCGTCTTGGCAGAGATGCCGAACTCGGTATAGAGATTGTAAAGGGTGGACCCGTCCGCGTCCAGGATGATGCCCTTCAGGGCTCCCATGCGAAGGTGCTCCAACGTGATGTCGAATTTGTTGCGAGCTGCCTGCAGGTGATCATTCATGATCGAAGCGAGCGAGGCCATTTCGTTTTCCGACCCAAACGCCCGGATTCCTTCGTATTCCTGCGGGAGGATGGCATCATCCAGCGGGATGTGAGGGATCGTGAATGAACGGACAATCCTTTTGCCGAGCTTGTTCTGAACACCGGGTGCGCCAACGGGTGCGGTAGGAAGCAGGTTGAGAACGCCGTTTTGCTCCTCTACGACAATCGTTCTGGTCCTAACCCCTTTGTCGGGAAAAATGCCAAGCTGCCCGACGCGCCCATACTTATTGGGCAGGATGTTGATGGACTGAGTCAAGGAAACCATATTGAAAGCGTCGTCTGCTTCAAACGGGTTGAGGATCAGCGCCATTGACACGCCTGCCAGCGCTTCCGGGATCAGCTCCCACCCCATCACGCGACTAACGAAGGCTACCATTAACAGCACCCCAACGGTCAGTAGTCGGCCAGTGACTTTAAATTCTTTGTGGATATTTCTCATTTTCTTGTTCCTCCTTGTCTTAAAGGGGCTCGCCCCATTAATGTGTTAGTTAGTTAGGCTTCGTCCCTTGCTACGATTCCCTTTGCCGCCAGCTCTGCCATCGCCACAACGATTTCAGCGGCAGACATAGCCGGCGAACTCGTGGGCCATGTCAAGTTGGCTTCAATAACGACCGCGTCCTTCACGATGGCCACGGCTTCGACATCGCCAAGGGACGCATCACAGTCAGCGGTGATGATGCCGTAGGCGTTCTGAGACCCATCAACAGCGGTGCTTGCGCCGCGTCGAATCTGCACCACCTTGCCCGATCCGGCGGCAACGGTAATGGTCCAGATGTCTCCCACGGTGATGGCGGGACTGGAGTCGGCGATGTCAAAATTGATTGCATCGCTGACGTAGGCTGCCAACGTGGCAATCGGAAGCTGCAACCCGTCAGGGTCGGTTACTTCAAAGGTTGCCGCCAGCGGGGATGCTTGATATGTGAGGCACTTGATCTGATATTCGCCGATCTTAGCCTTCTGGCCCGCTGTTACGCTACCGCACGTACCTGCTCCCTGGTTCCCGGCTGCGGCGGTTCCTGTCGTGGGAGTGGACTTGGTAATCTTCCCGATGACCATACCCATCGTCAAAACTTCCCCCGTCAGAACGGATACCTGTTCACGGGAAAGGCGCCCGGCGCTGTCTTCCTCGTACCGAACCACGTCCCGAAAGTTATTGCCTTCATGCAGATGACTCATATTTCATTCCTCCTTAATCCTCATGTTTTGCGCAACAGCGTTGCGTATTATTTGCCTGCCGCCCTTTTCTCTGCATCGGCCTTCAACGGATTGACTTGGCCGGTTGACAATGCGCCGACGGTGCTGGTGATGTGGGTTCGTCCCGCTGCCGCCGCCTTATCCGCCATGATCTTGGTCCGGGCGTCTTCCAGGCTGGTTCCCGCCGCGATAAAGCCGATGGCCAGGGTTTCCGATGCGCCGCCCAGGGCGCACATTTCCATAATGGCGATGACGTAGGCCTTCAGGGCGGCTACCCCCTCGGCGGTAGCCGCCGCTACCTTCGCCTTTACGGGTTCCGATTCCAGAAGCGCTTCCGGGGTCAGGTTATTTTCCGCCCCCGTTCCTGCTGCCGGTTTGGGGATGTA